AGTTGACTCAATAATATGGTCAATACAATCGTTATAACCATGCCCTTTGGGCCAGTCTGGAATGGCTTGTTCTATGGTCAATTCTGGCCTTCCCCTGCCCCTATTCTCTGGACCATTTGACTCCTCCCAGGCCATCCAGTCCTCTGCGTGCTTAAGCCAGACGTGGGTTGCGTGCTTACTTTCATGCAAATCAGTATCTCCTTGTGGCCATGGTATGGCAGCCCTGCCTCCCCGCTTTGGGAACGACAGCTTAAAATGCCCTTCCTTGACCGCCTGAAGGTACACCACGGCTCTTGCCCAGTTGGTAAGCTCACTTGACCCTATCCCAGCGTATGCCAAGTCATACAGCACTTGTGAATGCTGCCCCTCCTTGGGTGGCTTGGGGGTGTGATGCATTACCATCCAAGTCACACCAGTCGCCACGCTGATCGGGTTTAGGCAGTGTCGCAGGAACATCGTCATGTTCTCTTGAGCTAGGGCATCTCCACCCATAAATGATAGAAGCGGATCAATCCAACATAGGTCTGGTCTATGCACACCAATCAGTGCGGCTGCCATCTTTGCGAAGTCTGGTCCTGTCTTTGTTGAGTCCCTGACAATAATCACGTTGGCCAACATCATTGCGGATTGCTCATCCGACAAAGTAAGCTTGGCCTTTAGGTGTCGCAGCACGCCTTGAGCCATCTCTGCAACGTCACCAAGATCATTCTCGGCTTGGATGAGCAGACTGCGCATCGGCTTCTTAGGTGTTATTCCAAGGAACGGCAAGCCTATAGCCCAAGTCATCATAGCTTGAAGACATAAGGTTGACTTACCAAGTCCAGACCCTCCGACCCAAACGCAACTACCACCCTTGCACAGCCAGCGATTACCGAGAAGACAATCGTTGTCATCCTCAGCCTTAAATCCAAGGATGTCAGTCCAAGGTGTTTGTTGCGGAAGATTCATGGCCTCCATGTGTGCCTTCCACTCGCTCCAACTACTGCGACCAGTGTTTGTGGCGAGCAAGGATTGATAAGAGTTTGCCAGCTTTCTTGGCGCACCTGGAAGTCTGGATAGCCTCGACGCATCCTTGTTCTTGGGATCTATATCGAACTGAGCCATCTTGGAGTACAGATACGCAACTCGCTCCTGATGCTCCTTGATGTCCTTGGCATCCACCTTGACCCAAGCATGAACCGACCTCGATCCAGAATGAATGACAACCGAACAAGGCAGCTCAAGCGAATTAATGATCGACCACTGCTCGTCCATCGTTCCGCTGTCAAACTCAATTAGAGCATGGCGAAAGTTTGTAACGTCATCGGACTTCCTTGAATCTCCGCATGGATTGATGCAGACGTACGCACCAACGTACGAGTCTGGAAGCTCCACTCCAGAATGAAACTGATCCAGCCACTCCTCGCGGGTCTTGATCGTTCCTTTGCCTGACGGCCTTTCCGACTCGTCTTGGTGTATAGCTCCGACAATGCAAACACGATCCCCATCATTGAATGCGGTTAGCAGGAACCTCCTGACATCATCGGCGTGATGGCTAGGCTTCGGACATGGTGACAGCTCGATTTTGACTGGCTCATTCGATTTAAACGGACTGAAGCTCAACGGCTGTCTTGCCGACCTTCTGTATGCCGACTTAACCGCTGCTTCTATTTCTCTCTCTCGCAAGCCAGACGCAAGTGCTGATGGGTACAGCTTGTCAATTGCCGACGACTCATCGAGTCCAGCATCCCTCAATTGCTGTGCGGCCATGAACAACTCCTCGTTGCGTTGCCCCTCATGCGCTCCGTTTGTTATGAATTGTTGTGTTCGTGTTGGTAATTTCATGTTGTTCCTTTCTCATGGCAAATCCACCTCGTAACCTTTCTTTGTCCTATATATCCAAACCTTGCAAGATGTTCCACAATCTCCATTTTCCGCTAAAAGCATATTGGCATTAACATAACGCCACAATCCGTCAATCAGAGTTTTATCAGTAGGAATTTTGTATCTCTTAATATGTGAACAATCATAAGTGTCGCACCACACATAAGAATAATTTTCGCCCCAGTTATCGCATGGATGCACACCCATGGCGACTGGATATGAAAATCTTAATTCATCTCCAACCTCCATTTTCGGGAAGTCAATTACGTTTAAATCGTATGAAGCTATTCTTTTTATTTTTCTCATAATTAAAATTCAAACTGGCTTCTGATTCAAGAGGGGAACAACACACTATTCATCCAGCCCCGCCGCAGGATCTCCCTGCGTACCACAACGCCAGTTAGTTATTTACCATCCAACTCCACCGCATTCTTCGCTGCATCCACAATCATCTCTGGTGTGATGTTACGAAGTGCGTTGCACCATAGTTGAGTCTTCGGCGTGCGGTTCGTCGCATCCTTACACTTGGCCTGGGGCAATCCACCCTGCGGTCTACAAGGTGCGTGTGGACATACTTCCGGCACAAACAGCGGGTAGGACTTCGGATAATACTTGACTCGATCATTTGGATCATAACTACCCCAAAGGGATATGCAGGCTGTGTTCAGCCCAGCTGCCATGTGATTGACTGAAGAGTCAGGAGCAATGACAAAATCAGCACCTTGAACTACTGGGAATAGACTGCGGATGTTTGACGTTGCGTTGAACAAGTCGATTACGTTTGGATGATCAATCTTAAAGTCAAGACTGCGATCCAGCCCGACAATGACAGCGTGATGATCCTTGAACTCTTCCAGCAATGCTTCCACCGCCTTCTTTCCTAGCTGTGGAGGGTAGGTGCGTGTTGGCCCCGAACTGCTGACGTGATAAACAAAATACTTCTCTGGCAACGGCCACCTACCAATCTTAATCAGCTCATCGTGGTCAGGCTGGACAACGTATAAATGTGGACGTTTGTACTTATTTTCCACACGCTTGATGTCTCCCACTTTTCCAGTAATATCTGCAAGCAACCCTTCCGCACCCATCCATAGGTAGATGCGGTCATAGTGATTGCCTGGACCTGTTCCAAGCTCTGTTCCACCGACCTTACCAGAGAATAGATCATCGAGTGGAACGTGAGCATCGTATGAATCCCACGCTTCGGCTGTTGGTGGCAGCGGAAGAATCCTAGCACCAAGACCAGCGTAGATCGGCATATTGCGAGCAGGACAGTAAATGTCCACGCCCCCACCCGAAGTCTCGACTAGGTAACGAATGATTCCGGTAGCCATAATCGCATCACCAATCGCACCGGCACGATAGACCGCAGTTGTTCCACCTTCGGCTCGCCCTGGGTAGTACGGCTTTATTCGGTGTGGAACTGGTACGGCATCATTGAATGGTGCGTTGACCAACTCGTCTGGTAGGATGTAGCTACAACGTGGCCACAGTTTATTATCGTCCACGATGTGGACTCCATTAGTGTTGTTATTCCATAGTTTCATTGTGTTGCCTTTCTATTTTATTTTCTCAACTGCGTCAATCCTTTTCCCAATCCAAGCCATGCACGGCACGGCCATAGAATTGCCTAGTGCCTTGTATCGTGGCCCATCTGGGCATTGATCCGCTGGCTTATTACGCCAAGAGATCATCGTGTGATCATCGGGAAAGCCTTGGAGTCGCTCACATTCTCTTGGCGTAAGTCTGCGTACTGCCATTGAGCTTTGAGCAATCACATTGCTTGGTCTGCTTGGCCTATTCTCACCCTCTGCTCTAAGAGTTCCAGCCTTGTTGTCTTCCATCCAATAGCCTTGACCAGACTCACGCATAGCAACCGCCACTTGATTATCCCCCATCTCCTTCCGTAATGTCGGAGATAGTTCTTTAACAAATCTGCTTTCGCTGCCTTCTCTTGTTGCGATGCCAGGTTCAAAGGCAATCGCCTCCTGCACCAACGGCACATTCCCACCACCAGTACCATATCGTGATACGCAACTTGGAGCAACATCGTGCGGTCCAGTTACTCGGCTGTCGTTGGGATGGTTCTCGTAGAGGACAGCGTGCTTGTCTCCTTTAGTTAAGGTTGGGCTAGGATCACCTGGCTTACCCACTCCAAGTCCATTCCTCTTTTAGTGCACTACTTTTTTTCGGCTACACACATTCTCAAATCGCCAAGAATCCAAATTGAAGCAAAAAAGCTTCTATGGCTAATTAAGCAAGCAAGAGCTATTTTGGTAAATTTTATAATTTTAAGA